TAAGACCCGTGAAAAACTGAGCTTCATCCATAGCTATAACGTCGACATCTGAAAAATCAACTTCATCGAGAGTATTTGTTTTTATACAATCGAAACGAATATTATCATGGGTACGTAAAACATCTTCTGATGCACGCGTATCCTTTTTAGAGTTTATAACGAGAATACGTTTACCTATAACTTTGTACCGTTTTAAACGTCGGATAAGTTCGGACGTTTTTCCTGAAAACATGTTACCCATAATAATCTTAAGACTCATTTTTAAATATACGTATTATTTTTTTATACCTATAAATATATTCTCAGTATATATAAATGTTTATATACATATTATTTTTATTAGCTTTACTGCTGAATGTTTTAATCGGATATACCGCTTCATATAAAAGGGATGTGAAAGAAGGTGATCCCGTATACGATTTAGGATTTAAACTATTACCAAATTTACAAAAATATGATCATTTGGGTGATTATGCATTAATTATTCCTATATTTTCTGTTCTTTTTTTATGGGGATCATGGGGAACGTCAAAACGTGAAAAATTTTTAACTATGTTCATTTTGATGTATACATTTAGAGCTTTATCTAATTATGTAACGACATTACCATCATCAAAGGAGTGTAACTTAAAACCACCATTTGGTTTTTGTAATGATTATATGTTTTCTGGGCACGCCACGGTCAATATAATATCATCGTATTATGTAGGTTCACCTTTATGGCCTATATGGCCAATATTAACATCCCTGTTTTCCGTGGCTTCTAGAGAACATTATTCAGTCGATCATATTATTGCATGGCTTATTTTTACATCTCTTAAGTGTAAAATATAATATTTATATAAATAAATGAACTTTAATACGTATGTTATAAATCTTGATTCACAGAAGAAACGGTATGATGTTCAAGAAAAGAAACTTAATGAGGTTTCGATATATCCAATTCGTATCAGTGGGTATAGATTTGAAGATATTGATAAGAGTGAATTACAAAAACATTTTGTTCGAACAACACCTTTATTAAAGCCTAGATCTGCTATTGGATGTACATATAGTCATATACAGGCACTTAAACATTTTTTAAAGAACGATACAAATGAATTTGCTCTTATATTAGAAGATGATGTGTTTCCTTTATTTACTAACGTTGTTCATTTGGAAAAGAAACTCAAAAATACAGATTGGGACTATTTAAGTTTACATTGTGACGGTGTATGCCCAGAAGAGGGTGGTATTCCTTATTTATTATCTGGTTCGACCGCTGCATATTTTATTACACGAGACGGCGCAGAAAAAATAATAAACTATAAACATTCTTTTCATTATGATGTACAAACAACAACAATGAAAAAGCTAAATAAAAAAATAGATAAAAAAAATTCGTTTTGGACAGATGAGGAATATAAAATGAGTGGTGAAATGAGTTCAAATAGGTATAATAGATATTGTCATGGTATATATGATAAAATTACAGAAAAAGTAGTGAATAGAGGTGAAAAAACCGCTTGTCACTACAAAGATTATCGCATGTTTCGAATACCTGTATTAGGTTACGAAGTATCTGTCGAAGATTTAGTATTGTCTTTGTTGTGTATTTTAATAAGTTGTACAGCTTTTATCGGCGTAAAATACATAAAAGGTAGTAAAAAATAATAAAGAAATCAATAAATAATTTTGTTTTTTAGGAAAAACTGCGAGTAAAGTGATATTTATTAACAAAATGTAAATGTAATAAAATTGGTTATATTCTGTTAACATTCTAAACCACCTACTTTCATTTGCACTAGCTGGAAAAGAAATAAATGATGCATTTACACTTTCTTCTTTATTAAGTGGACCAAAATTTTTAAAAATTAGTTCCTTATTATCAACTTTTATGAAATCGTATTTTTTACACAAAGTATTTAAATTAACCTGATCATCTTTACATTTCATTCGTATAGACTCTTTTAATACTATTTTAAGGTATTTAACATAACCCATGTACATACCAGCATTTGCGACGTTACTATTATCACAACTACCAAAAACAAATATTTCACCAAATTTATTCATAAGTTCGGGATCCTTAGATACAAGTACTTTACACTCGTAACTTTCAAAAAGACTCTTAACGTTTGAAATATCTTTATTTATTTTTGTATCAAACCCATCTACAAAAACAATTATATCATCGTCTTTTTTTGTTTCCATGTATTTAAGTAGACCAATAGATTTATCAATGTATCCATTCCATTTATTACCCATACCAAGAACTTTTACTTTAATGTTGTGATCGTTATTTACAAGTTCTTCAAACATACCGAACGATTTATTCGCATAAGTTACTACTTCTACTGACATTTACAATACAATTATATTTTAAATGGTTTTAAAGAAACAACTCTTAGATTAATAAAAAAACATGGAAACACTTAGAATTAAACGATTAACTCTCGAAGCAACTTTACCGACACGCGCATCCCCTGGATCTGTCGGATACGATTTGTATAGCATGGAAAACATGACGATCAACGCATGTGAACGTGGTATTGTAAGTACGGGTATTTGTGCAACGATCCCACATGGTGTGTATGGTCGTATTGCACCGAGATCGGGTTTAAGTGTAAAACACGGTATTCAAACGGGTGCTGGTGTTATTGATCCGGATTATACGGGTGAATTGAAGGTTATCTTGTTTAATCACGGGAGTGAACCGTTCGAAATTAAACAAGGCGATAGAATCGCCCAACTCATTTTGGAAAAGTGTGAAACACCACTTATTGAGGAAGTTGATGAATTAAAAGAAACAAAACGTGGCGAACGAGGTTTTGGATCTTCGGGTAGGAACTAATTTAGTTACCAAATGCGATACCACCCATACCATTCTTAATCCTAAGAATGTTATAGTTGACCGCATACGCGCGAATCATATCGATGTCTGCATTTGAACCCGATAGACCGTTAATATTTATCTTCGCGTTATCGATTCTCGAAAAGTTCAATGTACCCGTTGGCTGAGATTTGTTCATGGTAAGACAGAATGGCCATGTATATATTTGTTCCGAATCGACCGTGGTGTTAAGAACCGAACAGTGTCTCGATGGAACGACGTTTCTGTGGTATTCGTGTGTCATATTTTCAAAGAGTGGAACACCGTTAATAAACATAGACGCATCTGTGAAAGTGTATGCCGTAGTCGATTTATTACCCGCAGCTATGTGAACGGCCTTTACTGGATGATTAAAGTAGGTCAAATCAATCGACGTATCGGAAACAGACATTGGTTGGTGTTGTGTTTGTGTAATGAGAAGTTCGTGTTCACCGTTCGCAAAGAATTCACGTTCGTCTGTGTCGACAAATACGTACGAACCGTATACCTTTGGTCTATCAGTACCTAAATCAAACGTACCATTTCTACATTTAATTCTAATTTCAACTTCGTGGTATTGAAGACCGACGAGTGGTAAAGATTTTGTCCAATCTTCACTGAAAAAGAATGGAATTATGTAACTCCCACTCGATGCATTATCACCACCGTCTTGGGTCGTCGTGGCACACGACGCTTTCGCCGAAGATTCGTTATATAACGTATTGTGTACGGTATTAATAAAAAGTGTATCCAGTTTAGTCACTTCTTGACCACCAATCCACAAAGAGAATTCAGTTGGTGAAGTTTCAGTCGCTGTCGCATCCGAAAAAAGAGAGTAATCGTTATTACGACTATTAATATTGGTATTTTCAATCCACACGTAACTCAAGAGATCACCTTTCGATTTGATAGGGATGGAAACTTCGTTTCCCGAACCAAACGTCCCGATATAATCCATACGTTCTGGTTTTATCGAAAAGTTTGTGTGACGTTTATAGTTTTGTCTAAAAAAAGAGACTTGAGGATCGCCTGTGATATAGACGTCCTGGGCACCGACTGAGACGAGATCAATCAAAGCAGCTGACATATTTACTACTATACTATATTAAAAAAATCGGGCGTTAACGTAATAAGATAAAATGGTCGTGTTCCAAGTATTGACCTGGGAAACACAAGACACAGAGGATGAACACTTGATTAGTATTTTTGGTAAAACAAACGAAGGTAAGTCTGTATGCGTTACGACCAGTTTTACACCATACTTCTTCGTGAAACTCCCGAAGAAAACATCACAAATGGATATTCGTAATTTATATACAAAGATTGATAAAGTATGTCCTGAATGTATGGTAAGTTATGATATTGTTCAATCTAAAGATGTCTGGGGTTTCCAAAATAACGAAAAATTTATTTTTATGCAATTAAATTTTAAGAACCTCGCGGCACGACGTATGGTAAACGGTCGTTTGAAACGTACATTACCCGATGAATCCATGAAATATAAAGTCTATGAATCAAACCTGGATCCTGTTCTGAGGTTAATGCACCGAACTAACATTCAATCGACTGGGTGGATGGATACCGGAGACGCGTGTGTACGTTCACATTTAGCACACGTTAATATAGACCTCTTCTGTAACGACTGGAAAACACTTAAACCGGTTGATATTCCAGAAACTGCACCTTTTATAGTCGCGTCTGTGGATATTGAATGTAATAGTTCAACGGGTAAGTTTCCTGATGCAGACGTAAGAGGTGATGCATGTTTCCAGATTGCCGTATCACTTACACATTTTGGTTCTGACGTACCGTATGATAAAACATGTTTTTGTTATAAAAAAACAGATTCAGAATTAGACGGGTGTATAATTAAGAGTTACGACACTGAACGTGAAATGCTTATGGCATTTAAGGAGTACCTTATGGAAAAAGATATCGATATCATAACTGGGTGGAATATATTTGGTTTTGATTTAGAATATATAATGAAACGTGCGGTCATGACAAATTGTGATCAAACTTTTTACGAAATGAGTAAAATGAAAAATCATTCGTGTGAACTTGTATATAAGAAGTTATCGTCGAGTGCACTTGGTGATAATGCACTTAAGATTTTACCTATGCCTGGGCGGTTTATTTTCGATTTGTTCCACGAAGTTAAAAAGGGGTATAAACTCGATTCGTATAAACTCGATAATGTTTCTAAGTTGTACCTTGGTGATAACAAAATCGATATGCCCCCAAAGGAGATGTTTGCGCGTTTTGTGGAAGAAGATCCCATAAAATTGCGTGAAGTCGCCGAGTATTGTGTTAAGGATACACTTTTACCTCACCGTTTGTTATCAAAATTATCTATACTTGTTAACTTACTTGAGATGGCTAAAGCCACTTGGGTCCCTCTATGTTATCTAGTCGAAAGGGGTCAACAGATCAAAGTGTTTAGCTTGTTAACAAAAAAGGCACGTGAAATGGGGTTTATGATTCCAACTATATCATGGGGGCAATATTCTGCAGATGGGTATGAAGGTGCAACTGTTCTAGACGCACAGAAAGGCGCCTATTATAGACCAATAACAGCACTGGATTTTGAAGGTCTGTACCCATCAATTATGATGGCACACAATTTATGTTATTCATCGATGGTTATGGATTCCAAATATGAAAATATACCTGGTGTAACATACGAAACATTTGGGTTTTACAAATTTGCACAAGATGTTCCCAGTCTTTTACCAAGTATTCTTCTAGAACTAAAACAGTTTCGTAAACAAGCTAAGAAGGATATGGCAAATTCGACCGGTGCACTAAAAGAGATGTATAACGGTAAACAATTAGCGTATAAAGTGTCTATGAACTCAGTGTACGGTTTTACTGGTGCAGCAAAAGGTATGTTACCATGTGTACAAATTGCGTCGACGGTAACTCTAAAAGGTCGAAGCATGATTGATGAAACAAAAGCGTATGTTGAAAAGAATTTTCCGGGATCAAAGGTAAGGTACGGTGACACGGATTCAGTTATGGTTGAATTTGATGTGGGAAACCGGACAGGAAAAGAAGCAATTGAATACAGTTGGGAAATAGGTGAACGTGCCGCACAAGAGTGTACTAAACTCTTCAAAGCACCGAATAACCTTGAACTCGAAAAGGTATATTGCCCCTATTTCTTATATTCAAAGAAACGGTATGCGGCAAAACTTTGGACGAAGGGTAAAGATGGGAACATGAATATGGATTATATAGATGTCAAAGGACTTCAATTGGTACGAAGAGATAATACACCTCACATGCGCGAAGTGTGTAAAGAACTTCTCGATGTTGTTTTAGAAAGTAGTGATACTGGACCACCTAAAGAACTCGCTTTACAAAGGGCTATTGAACTTATTGAAGGTGACGTACCTAACGAAAAACTAATTTTGAGTCAGGGTTTATCGGATTCGTATAAAGCAAAAGGGTTTACGGTTTCTATTAATAGTCCCGATATTAAGGATATTAATCAAGCTCATGTTCAAGTTGTAAGAAAAATGCGTGAAAGACAACCGGGTTCTGAACCACAATCGGGTGATCGCGTACCTTATATTCTTCTCGATACGGGTGATCCTAAAGCAAAGGCGTTTGAAAAGTCGGAAGATCCAAAATACGCAAAAGATAATAATTTAAAAGTTGATTATAATTATTATTTTATAAACAAATTTCTAAACCCCGTGTGTGATTTAATTGAACCACTCTTCGAAGATCCGAAAGAAGAGATATTTGGAGAACTTCTAACACGTGTGAAACCGAAACGACGTCCAAATAAAAAAGTAGAGGCTGAAACTGAAGGGCAGCAGAAAATAAGTGATATGTTCAAAAAGCTTAAAAAATAACGTGATATATATAGTAATGGTATCTCGAAAACAAAAGAAACACGAACTTGTAGATGATCTATTACCTATTATAAATAAACGTCTTGATGAAGAACGTCATGTAGCACGTGTAGAAATGTGTATGATACTTTCCAAAGAATTATATATGAATTCAAAATTATTATGTCAGTTTATCCCAGATTCATTTAAATTTTGTAAAGGTTTCAAAAAGGATGGTACACCATGTCTTGCAAGGTCCAAAGATAATGGAATGTGTGGAAGTCATATAGATCAACCACAACTTATGGGACCTATCGAAATGAGTCCTAAAAACAGTGATGGTATACGACATACACATAGTTTATCAGAATGTATATTTAAACCGGGTTGCCCTGCATGTGAAGTATCAAGAAAGGGATTTAGAGAATTGCGTGGAATAATGTAATAATGAATAAATCAGCTATTCTACTAACATCGATCGATACATTTTATAATAACTCCGAGAATAGAGCTACACTTTTAGAAATTTTAAATAAAACAGGTGGCATTTCTTTAAGAAATCTCGAATGGTTTATAACAAATTATTCAAAGAAAAACAATTTATCATATAAAACGACTGACGGTAAAATATTTAGTGTACATTGCGCATATAAATCGAGTTTAGACGGGTATAGTAAAAAACTTTTTGATCCGTTTTGTCGTTCATCTAAAATATCATATACTGTACCGGGTACATCCAATGAAATACATACGACTGTTGCACAGCTGAATTTCATAAGATGGTGTATAAAAAATAACATAATCGAGTATATACACGATCATAAAAATGCACTTTTTTCTAAACAAGTGTCATGATACCGTTTACAAAAATGAATGTCTGGTATCCTACATAATATAAATGTAGCGTGTAATCACTCGTAAGACCTTCTTTCATAGTAACATCTAAAACCGTTCGGTTAGATTGTAACTGACTAAAATCCAACATTCCCGATGGTTCTACATTAATTGGATTCATCGAGAATGCATATGTATAAATGTTTCGCAAAGGTCGTGATAAACGACTTGAAAATGGAACAACATATTTAAAATATTTATGATCACTATCTTGAATATTTGGCACATCTTCACCATTTACAAATATTTTTGCACTTGACATGGGTGGATTGTAAAATTCGTTATTTACGGAATATTCTACATTTGAAGAGAAATTATACCTATTCGCGAATACGTTTGCAAGTAAAGTTGTACCACCCGTGACTATATCTTCATTTTCAAACGCGGTTTGTCTTAAAAACCAATTAAGTGTTTTTACAGGTGTTTTTGGAACAAGTTCGAGTTTTGCGTTTTGTACACCCACTGGTATATCCAAAGTGGGATGTTTTTTAACAATATCGGTAACGAGAACATGTCTTTTATTTGCTATATAGTTACGTTCAATTGGTTCGAGTGTTATCTCTTCGGTAACGATATCAAAACTATTTATAGTGATATTATCTGTTTCGTTTGTAAAAAATGTTTGTTTATGAAATTCGAACTCAAATTGAAGTTTTTGTTTATGGATAGCACACGTTGGAAAATAAGGACGATTTGGTGTATTTGTTTCGTATTCATCACTTTCGTATTTACGAGAAAACAGTAAAGGTATAGGAATATAAACACGTGATTTGTTTTGTGCTAATATCTGATTACCAGATAATAAAGATGTATCTTCTGCATTATTTCTATTTAATGTGTACCTTTTCGTTCTTTTTTCGGATTCATCGAGGTACAGTTCATCATATATGATACCCCAATCACCGTGGAACTTTTCAACGACCGTTTCATCCACACGCATGGTTACAGATTTAAAAATATGTCTCCCAATTTGATCCGCGTAATAACTATCGAAACCTAGAGCGGGTAATTCAAACGTTACGTACATATTTGCTAAAAGATCTCCCATGTTTCGTGGATTATACGTAACTTTTATGGTTTCACCAAAAGGCCAAGACGTCGAAGAATTACTTGGTTTATTTACGTTTAGACTTTTATGAAACTTTGTAAAATTAGCGTGTTGTTTATGTTCATACTTAAAGAATGAATGAATAGGATCATCTTCCAAAAGATACGTATCTTGTTTACCAATTGCATTAAGTGATAGTATAGAACCTGTATTTGGTCCAG